GCCAGGAGAGGATATTGTTTTCCCCAACGGCCCAAGCCGTCCCTCTGGTGCTTTCATGGAGTTTCATAAGGTTCTGATGCGGAACATCTGCCTTGGGCTTGGCATCCCATATTCATTTGCGGTTGACCCTTCTCAAATGTCCGGCCCAACTGCTCGCCTTGAGATGCAACAGGCAGGGCGCACCTTCCGCCGATACCAGAATCTTTTGAACGATAAGGTTCTTCGGCCAGTTAAAAACATTGTCCTTGCCGATGCGGTTGCCCGTGGGCTTATCAGCGGGAGCGAGGGAAGCAAGACGACCAAAGGCATCTTCAACTTTGGGGCAAATGTCTCCATTGATTTAGGACGGGAATCTGCCTCCGCCATCGCAGAATTTAAAACAGGCTTGCGGACGGCTTCTGATATTTATGCAGAGCGCGGCCTAGATTTTGAAAGCAGTTTAAGGCAAAAGGCACAGGAAGCGGCCTTAATCAAAAGCCTTGCAAATGAATACGATATTCCCGCCGTGGCAATCTCCGACATAGTTGAAAGCCTTGTCTATGCCCAACAGGCGGCGCAGAGGGCGGGACAATCCCAAGAGGGCGCAGATACCCAGACCCAAGTTGTATCGGATATTTCCCTCAACGGAGCGCAAGTGGCCAGCCTTATCAACATCATCAATGCGGTGGCCGCTGGTGCGCTCACAAGGGATGGAGCAATTTCTGTTATTACTGCCGCCTTCCCGACAATTTCAGAGGAGCAAGCGAGGTCAATTATGGCTGGGGCAAAAGAGGGCGAAATTATCCCAACCACGAAAGAGGAAAGAATTGCCACAGCAAACCAGCCTCAAGAGGTTCAAGCAGAATCCGTAGAGGATAAAAAAAAAGAACTATTTGAAAAGCTAGACGCTGAAGATGTGAAAATGCTCATCGCCGGGATGATGGGCGGCATTGAGTTGGGCAAGTATGACGGGATTGATTTCACACCCCCAGAAGGAGCAAGGGAAGCCGCAAAGAGGGCTTTGGATGTAAGGGGAACCAAGCCAGCCAGCCAAAGGGGAATGACCCCCGTAGGCATCGCTAGGGCTAGGGACTTGATTAACGGGGCAAAGTTCTCGCCCGATACCGTCCGCAGAATGAAGGCATTTTTTGATCGCCATGAAGTTGATAAAAAGGGGGCGACTTGGGATGAGCAAGGCAAGGGATGGCAAGCATGGAATGGTTGGGGTGGCGATGCTGGTTATGCGTGGGCAAGGAAAGTGGTTCAACAGATGGAGGCTAGGGACAAGAAAGAACTGGCAGAACCAGCCTCTTGCCCAATCGCAACTCAAGACATCAAAACCAATCTAGCCAATAGGCAGACAGCCGTGGACGATGCGAACTACGGCCCAGCCAACCCTAATGAACCTAATGAGGATTATTGGAAGGCGAAAGCAGACGAGTTCCAAGGAGATGTAGCCACGGCCAAAAAGATGCTTTGCGGTAATTGTGCGGCCTTCGACCAAAGGACTAAAGTTCTTGGGTGTATTAAGAAGGGCATCGGCGAGGATGCAAATGAAGTCGCTATTGGTGGCAATCTAGGTTACTGCGAGATTTTTGATTTTAAATGTGCGGCCAAAAGAACTTGTGACGCTTGGATTGTGGGTGGCCCAATGACTGATGAGAAGGCAAAGGAACTAGCCCGACCCGGCCCCAAGTCTGCGGCACAAACTCCCGCACCTCCCAAGGAGCGAATCAAAGGCTCCAAGGAGAACCCAGAAGGAACAGCATCCACCAGAAGCAAAGCTGGCGACATAGAGATTTCAGCCGAGAACGAGGAAGCATTGAAGAACAAGATTGCCGAGTTCAAGGACAAGCACCCCACAAGGAAAGCCCCCACCCTTGGAGCATTAAAGAAAGTGTTTCGCAGGGGGGCGGGTGCGTTCTCCACTAGCTTTAGGCCAACGATTACCGGGGGTAAGCCCAACTCACGCAACGCTTGGGCGATGGCTAGGGTGAACAAGTTTCTAAAGATGGCTGGCGGTGGAGAGGTCAAAGAATCCTATCGCAAGGCAGACGGCGACCTTCTTTGACATAAAAAAATATTCTATGCCACTACCTACCCCCAGAGGAGACGAATCGGAACAAGATTTTGTTGGAAGGTTTATGGCTAACGAACAAGCCATCAGCGATTTTCCCGATGAAAAACAAAGGGCGGCAGTTGCCTATAATACATATAGGGACGAAGAGATGGAGGAATTGGAACTAGGTGGAGTCAGCATTTTGGAAGTGGGGGAGGCCAAAGGACATGATCTGTTTGTAGATAGAAAAAGCCTAGAAGCCGCCCTCGAAATTATGAAGTCTGCAAAGAATGGCGTTAAGGTAAAGATGAACCACGGCTCTGGGCTAGACGCAGTAGTGGCGTTTGCCCGCAACCCCCGCATCGAGGGCAATAAGCTGGTTGCCGACCTTCGCCTTCTCCGCAACTCCCCGCACTACGGCCTTATTAAAGAGATGGCCGCAGAAGCTCCAGACCAGTTCGGCGTTTCCTTGGCTTTCGTGAACGAGTCCGAGACCATCAACGGCAAGGACTATATCCGACCCCAATCCATCGCTTCCGCCGACCTAGTAAGTAGCCCTGCGGCAACGAACGGACTTTTTGAAGAGATGGTTAAGTTCATGCAGAAATTTGCCGAGACCCAGACCAAATGCTCTGGAGAAACAATCAAAATGGGATATATGGTTGGCGGCAAGCCGATTCCCACCGATCTGCCCGAAGCCGAAGTTGAGGGCGAAGGTTTGACAAAAGGAGAAAACACAATGGAAAACAAAGATTACGGTAAGGAAGTGGAAGATATCAAGGTGCGCCTCGCCAAACTGGAAGAGGCCATGTCTCCCAAAGAAGAGAAAAAAGAGGATTCGGTTCCCAAGATTGAAGTCGAGGTTGAGCCGAAAGAGGAAATGGCGAAAAAGGAAGAGCCCAAGACCGAGGAGATGTCCGAGGTTGTGAAAAAGGTTCTCACCGAGTTCGGCATCAAGCCTGTCCCCGCTTCCCCGGTGATCGAGGAGGCTCCCGCAAAGAAAGAGGAGCCGAAGAACTTTGAAGCCCTTGTGTCGGCTCACCCCGAATACAAGACTTCCAAGCTGAACGCCATGAAGGCGGTCATGCTCTCCAACCCCAACGAATATCGCGAGGCTCTTGCCCGTGGTATTAAGAACATCTAACAAAGGATACAAATACAATGGGAACTCAAGTTGACGGATTTTTCAAAACCTTCACTTTCGCTTCGGCGATTAGTGCTTATCGTGGCGTTCAGCCTACCTCGACTGCTGGTGCGGCTCAAGCCTCTGTGACTGGTGCTACTCTTTGCATCGGCTTTACACAGGAAGATGTGGCCGCTGGTGACTCCGGCACGGTCAAGCTGTTCCACCCGACCTACTTTGCAACGGTTTCGGGCGTGGCGGCCGTTGGAGACTCGCTCTCCTTCGATGCTTCTGGCCTCGTGACCACGGCGGCTTCCAACACCATTTCCGCTGGCATCGCTCTCGAAGCGGCCACCGAGACTGGTGCGGTGATCGAGATCGCCGTTCCGCTGAAGGTTGACTAAAGATTAACAACTAACCAAGGATAAATAGAAAATGAGCTATATCGCAGGCGGCACGACTATCCGTGCAGACATCAACCAAGCCCTGATCGAAGCCCCCCAAGCTGATGTGGGTTTGATCGGCGCAACCCTTCTCCCCTTGCAGAATGTTTCGGCCAAAGCCGGAACCTATCTCAAGGTTCAGTTGGCGGCGGCTGACCTCCTCTCCAACAACTCGGCGATCCGTTCCGCTGGTAGCGAATACCAGAGGGGCATCCGTTCCTTCACTAGCGCGAGCTACTCCACCGAGGAGTTCGGCCTAGAGGAATTGCTTGATGACGGTAGCGTTGAGGACTTGAATCGCTTTTTCGCGGTGGAAAGCGAGACCGCTCGCTTCCTCCTTCGTCAGATCAAGCTCGGCCATGAGAAGCGGGTTTCCGACCTTCTCTGGGCTGGCTCGACCCCCTTCACCACGGCTGACCAGACTCGCGCCGTTGCCTACACGAATACGAACATCGCCACCGTTGATGTTGCCCGTGATGTGGCGGCCGCCAAACTCGCCCTCAATAAGCTCGGTTACGAGCCGAATTGCATCGCGATGTCGGCCAATGTGTTCGAGTTGATCCGTCGTTCGACCCTCCTCCAGAATCAGTTCTTCGGAGTGATCTCGAACACCGGGGCTCGCTTGCTCTCCGAAGCCGAGATCGCGGCGGCTCTGGGCGTGCAGACCCTCGCCGTTGGGCGTGCGGCCTACAACACCGCCAACAAGGGCAAGAGCTACTCCGGCTCGTTCATCGTGCCGGACAGCAAGATCGTTGTGGGTCAGATCGCTGGCGGTGAGTTCACCGCTGGTGGTATCGGACGCACCTTGGTTTGGGCGGCTGATGCGGCCGGATTCGTCTCCGAGAGCTATCGCGATGAGGCTCGCCGTTCCAATGTTCTGCGGGTTCGCATGAACACGGACGAAGTTGTGATCGACCCCAATGCGGCGGTTCGTATCACCACCGACTACTCGGCAAGCTAAAATATAGATTGTGTGGTTCCTCCGAGGGGCTAGAGCCTAAAAAACTCTAGCCCCTCTTTCTTTTATGAATTGACATAAATCCCATCTTGAAATCCTTTATGAGAAATCCTCTGTCTGTTTACCTTATTTGTGGCGGCAATGAAGCCGAATATCTCGAAAGATGCCTTAGCTCCTTCAAGCCCATTGCGAAGGAGTTTGTTGTTTGCTTGGCTGGGGGGAGCAATCCGACAGCCGAGGAGGAAAAAGTTGCACTGGCTCACGGTGCTAGAGTTGTTCATTATAAGAATCAAAGAACGGATTGGCCTCATATAGATGACTTTGCCGCCGCAAGGAACACGGCCTTGGATGCTTGTTCCGAGAAGTGGGCAATGTGGGTGGATGCCGATGATGAGATGCAACCGGGGGCAGAGGCGGTTATTGATGAAGCTATAACTAAGGCAGAGGAAAGGGGCGCACAGCTTATTGCGTTTAGGTATTTCGTGGCTAACGCTGGGTTGATCCCACTAAGGGAGATGGTTTCCTTAAAAGGAAAATGCAAGTGGAAGAATCGGGTTCACGAAATGCTTGTAG